TCTTCCACTTCACTTCTCCAACAGTCTCATAATTATGCATCCCCATATATTCATGTGGTGGTTTTCCACAGATTTTACAGCAAGGGTTTATTCTCTCAATCCTCACCACTTTTCCGAGGGAGGGCTTGAACTTGTAGCACTTGCAGGTGGTGAAATAACACACACGTTTGTCTAAATGGTAGCTTTCTTTGTGTTTGCACTCGCACAATCCCGTCGGGAAGGTGTCGCCGAGGGAGAGGATTGTTATCATCTCATGCCCCCATGAGTGGTTGTGCTCTCCTTGTAGCCGACCTGATATAACTACGAACTTGTCAAATCTGTTCATATCAAATCTCCTTCCAAGCTCCTTTGCGATTTCCTCTGCGGTTAGGATGCGTTCAAGTTTCATGGTTTTGCCTCGTTTGGAACGCTCATCACCTTCTGCGCGTCCACCCTTATCCTGTAGCCTGGAGCGTTCTTGTTAGAGTCGCTCCATACGGTTCGGTCTATCTTCTCGTTGCCCACCACGTCCGCCATGTACGCGAGGACTATGCACATGCTCGAGAGCGCGAGGTCGTAGTCCCCAGGCAGGGCGGCGATTATCCTCTCTTGGATTTCCTTGTCTATTTCATTCATGGTTTCACCTTCTTTGGCTTTTCGGGCTTGGGTTCAAGATGCTTCTGATTAGACGGTGATGTGCTAATAGAAGCCCCCAAGCTTTCCGAAGCCTTTTTGCATATCTCTGCTATCTTCAACATGCGATGCCATATATTGTTCTCCTTTGCAAGCCAAGGCTCTTCCTCGTCGGTTGTCATGGTTTAGCCTCCTCGTAGCATAAGCAGTCCTTCGGGACGTAGTTGAGCACGTTCACGCGCTCGGGCGGCTTGTGCTTGCTTTGCCAGTCGCACCAACATAGCCACAGCTTGACAAACTGCTCGAAGTCGATTATGGCATAGCGCCTCTGTTTCTTCTTTTCGTGGATCACCAGAGCCCATGGCTTGTTTTTTTTGCATTCCTTGGCGGCTTCCTTGAGCGCGAGGGTTTCCGTCTTCCCCAAAAGCTCGAGGAATTTCTTCCCGAGGTTGTGGGCGTTCTGGCTCTTGACCTCTATGTAGAGTTCTGCGTTCCTCCCATCAGGCAGCATGGTGTCGGATGTGCCGATGTGCGCATAGGCGCCGCTTCCTGGCCTGCGGATGTGACCGAAGTAGGATGCTATCCTCGCTTCCTCCTCCTTCCATGCCTTGCTCATTTCAGTCCCCTCCCGAACTTCAGTTTTTCTTTGTTGAGGTGCTTCTCCCATTTGTTGTCTTCCACTTGCCACAGCCGCGAGTCTGCCGCCAGCCCAAGGTTTATCAGCAGCTGGCCAAGCCTCTGGTCAGGCATCATCTCCCAAATCTCCGTTATTTTCGCCATTATTCTGCGAATTCGTGTTGGTTTTCTCATGGTTTCACCCATCCAGCTTGGTCTGCCTCTTGTCAGTGTCAGCGCTTATTGTGTCGCCGATTTCTGGGGCGCCGTCCGCGTCGCGCAGGTCGAGCTTGAGCTTTTCCCCCGCCTCGTTTTCGCACGAGATTAACAGCCTGTGCTCCTCGCACTCATTGCCCTGCTTGCCCTTGTATGTGCGCTTGATGCGCTTGATTTCCTTTACCTCGAATTCCATTTTCCCGCCTCCTCTCCCTGTATTTCCTGTTCCTCTCGATTTCATGCTGCCGGAATGCCCTGTCCCTGTTGTAGCGGGCGCGCCTGTCAACATCCAGCGCGCACTGCGGGCAGAAGTTTGTGCTGAGCCTTCTGATGAACCTCCCGCAGCGCAGGCAGTTCGATTTTACCGCCAGCCTGCCCCTAATCCTGATGAATTCCATCGTTGCCCCTCCTCTTGTTGAGCTCCTGCTTTTGCAGCCAGCGGACGACGTCGAGCGGCTTCCAGTGCGAGCAGAGCACCCGCGTCTCCACGTGGATTTTGTAGCCGCATTCCTTAGCCATCTCGCAGAAGTGCAGGTCTTCGCTCAGCTCGAAGCCGTCGCCAAGCCTGTTGTATATGTGCGTGAACCAGGGGATTTTGCCCTTCTCCTCCATGGTCGTGAAGACCTCCCGCTTGGCCATCATGCAGCCGGTTCCGGCGCGCTCTGCCACCATGCCGTCCTCGGTCGGCTTGGCGCGCATCACCACCGGCACGAAGTCCTGCTCGTCGTTGTCCCCGAAGCGGAAGTAGACGCCCGCCAGCAGGGGCAAGTCCTTGGCGACCATCAAATCCACTGCCCCCACCGGCGGGATTACGTCAGCGTCGAGCATAAATAGGAAGTCCATGCCCGATTTCAGGAATTCCGTGACTATGGCGTTCCTCGAGCGGCACAGGTCGTTCCTCCCCTCAAAGTGGACGCTCACCGTGTTCTTGCTCTGCGTCACCTCGTGCAGCAGGTAGTTGGCGAGCTGCACGTGGATGCTTCCCCTATGCGGGATTGCTATCAGCACAGTCTTCATGGTTTCACTTCCATCGCTTTGTTCTCCTTTTTCTTCCAAGTGCATCACTTTTTCTTCATTCTCTCCATCCCGACCGACCTTGCTTTTTCTTGGTCATATTCGTATTTTTCTGGATTTCTGTCGAGGTAGATTTTTCTTTGCCCGCTTGCGCCACATATTGGGCAGCTTAAATAAAAATAGAGGTCGAATGCTCCGACTCTCCGATATTGTCGCATCTCTACCTGTATCACATCAACAAGCCCACCACATAGCATGCACTCGAACTCCATGTGGTCTGTTCCGTCGTAGATTGGCTTGAATGTGTCCATCCTTATGTACGTTTCATCCCGAAGAACTTGGATGAAGAGCGTGCCTTGCTTGCCTCTTGGTTTTATTTTTTTCATTCAATCAACTCCGAAGGTCATCTGCATGCCCCCGTAGATTTTCTCCTGTTTCCTATTGATGTTCCACCGCTTTATGAATTCCCACATTGCAATCGTGTGGCTGCACGATGGGGCGCTGTTGTTGATGGGGTCTTCCATGTGCTTTTTCATTTTTGATTGGAAGCCTTGGCATGTGCAAGTCCACCCCCACACCTTGTGGCTCTTGATTTCGTACGTCGTCTTGTTGTATGGCGTGCCGTCCTGGTTCATGATGGGCTTGCAGATGAAGTGGTTGTTCCCCTCCTCACGCACGTACTCAATGCAGCCTTGGGCGAGGATGGCGCGTATCTTCGCGTCCGTCTTCCCGACCAGTTCACGCGCGTGGGTGCTGTAAAATAAAAGGGTGTTATGGCTCATGGCTTCACCCGCCTGCGCTTTCCCAACAGGAAGCCCTCGGTTTTGAGGGTTGCTTCGCACGCCTCCATTATCGTGGCAGCTTGGGCATGCACGTATGAGCAGTCGTTCGCAGTCATCGGATAGCCGTTGATTCCGATTTCTATGATTTTCCCGCCCATGTTCCTGTGGGCTTCCCTGATGAGGCTGTACTGCGCCTGCGCGGTGAGTTTGGCGTAGTGTGTTGTCGGCTCCTTCATACCACCGCCTCGATTGGCTCCCCTTTCTTTTGGGCATTCTCGCGAGAATAGGCTGCCTCCGCAGGCAACCTTTTCTGGACCACCGCCTCAGCCTGCCGTAGTATGGTGTCGAATGTGTTCTCGAAGCCGTGCTCGTCCAGCTCCTTGCGCACCTGGCTCTTTGAGTTCATCGCCTCGTTCGCCATGAAATAGAGCACGCCCGTGCTCAGGTTGACCGCGTTGATGTAGGGCAGGCGCAGCTCGTATATGCGCTTCTCCTCCAGCTCGCGCTTCTCCCTCTCGGCCCAGTACGCCTCGCGCGAGTCGGTGTCCTTCCGGCCTGGTTGGGGCGTGTAGCTGCTCACCTTCGTGTTGGTGGCTTCGGTTGGCTTCGGCTCGAGCGTGCCCTGCTTTTGGGGCTTCCCGAGCGAGTGTATCTTGAACGGGGCGTCCCGGCCGGTTCTGGCCAGGTTGTGGTAGAACTTGCCGTCTTTGGTCGGGACGTGCTCCACCTCGTAGCTGTAGTTCTCGCCCATGACCAGCTCCGTCAGCTGCATCATCGGCTCGAACGCGCTGTATTTGCGCGGGTTCGCCTCCCCCTCGTCGAAGGTCAGCACGTACCGCTTGGCCTCCTTGGTCATGCCCTGGTAGACACCCTCTCTGGTCTCGAATCTCTCCATTTTTTCACTCCGAGGAGTCATCGCTCCTCAATGTTTGTTTTTCCCAAAAGCAACCAGATAAACACTGTTGCAGTTGTCGCAGTTTATTTTCATTTTTCTTCGCCCCTGTTGGTGCGCGGGAATATCTCCCGCACCCATTCTCGCATGATGTCGCTCATCCTTTTCCTCAGTTTCCGATCCTTCCTTTCCGGCACCACCACCTGAACGTCAGGCAGGTCTCCGCCCCTGTTCAGGTACGGCAGCCCGTCTACCTCTGCCTCCTGCAGCACCGCCTCGATGAGCCTGTCCAGCAGATCTTCGTTGGTCGGTGGAGCCCGCGCCTCGATTTCTGCGCAGACTCCACAGTTGCGGCAGTCGTGTGTGTCCTCTGTCACGAAGATGTTGTGGTCGTGCCCGTGTTCGCAGATTGGCATTCAAACCGCCTCCTTCAGATTGTTCTTTTTTTCGTGATAATAGCGCTCCAAAAGTTACACATTTCAATACCACCCTCTTGCCCTGAAATTCGACGCGCTTATGCACCTGTTTGCGCTGAGTTGCTGCGCTGCGCTCAGGGTGATTTTTCTCCATCGCTTTTCATTCATGAGGTAGGCGCGCGTGGTGTCCACCATGCCCATGTCGCGCGTGTCCACGATGAGCCCGTCGAGGTCTGTTTTGATTGGCTCGTCGTCGAAGTCCTCGGCTTCCCATTCGTCGTCCGCGCGCTCCGCCTCGCTCGCGGCGTTCTCGCTTTCCGCGTACGCTTCCTTGTCTGCCTCGGACATGCCGAGGATGTCGTCCGTCATGCTCATTTTCTCATCCGGGTCTCGGGGGTCGTCGCCCCCTTTGCCCTTGTGACAGGTATTACGCGGGCAACATTTAAATACCTATGCTTCGTTGCTTCGACGTGAGCTGTTTTTAGTGGGAAATTATTAACTTATTTCTGTTACAGTGGCAGGAAGTGATATGTCCTCGTATTCCACATTATGGTCAGCTTCATCCTTGCCACCCCCCGCATTTGCATGGCTCTGGTTCGCCCTTCTCGTCGAAGCCGTTGCGCTTTCCGCATAGGCCGCATTGCCACCATTTCCTCATTCAACCCCTCCCTCCGACGTACTTCGCCCCTTTTGCGAGGGGTATGCTCTTCCTGAATCTTTTCATGAAATCGCCCCGATTGCGTATTCCTCCTCTTTTCCATATGGCACGTCATACAGATTTTTTGTTCTGAGTGCCTCTCTGAATCTCTGCTCTCTGAGAAACATTCTGATTCTACAGAGTTTTGCGTGTTCTCGCCTGTGGCATGATGGGCATAGAGTTATGAGATTTTGTGGTGTGTTGTTTTTGCGGTTCATGTCTTTGTGGTGGATGTTGAACCTCTTCACCAGTGATTGCGTGCCGATGAGAATCTTTCCCGATATGCCGCATCGCATACAGCGCCAATCGTCGCGCTCGAGTATTTGTGTACGTAGTTCTGGCTTCATTTTATCAGCCCCTTCTTCTGCAGCGCGTTCATCGCTTCGGTGTCCTGCTTATTCTCTATTAGAGCGAGGAGCTTTTCCGTGCTTGCAAAAAATTCCGAGTACGCCTCGCAGATTTCGTGGCGCAGGATGTAGAACTTTGGGTAGGTGTTGGTTTCCATCACCCCATTCTTTCGGAGGTGCTTTCGGGCTTGCGACAGCCTTGCTGCGGATAGCTGCCAACCCATCCTACGCAGGCGGTGCGCTATTTCCTTGTTTCCCACCGTCCCCTCAGCCTTCACGGTTTCCATCAGGACGAGCCATTCTGGGACTCCGTTGCGGAGCAGGTCGCGCATGGACTCGAGCTTGCGCTTGTCGAATTCAGTCCACATGCGCATCACCCAATTTCCTAAAGGACTTGATGTTGTCCTTGTCCACGCCGCATGTCTGGCCGTTCTTGTCTGTAAAGTAGATTAGGTTCCCTTCGACGCGCAGTATCGTTGCCGTCCAGAGCTGCCCGTTCTTCTCTTCGATTTTGAAGCGGGCTCCCGGCACCCAGACCTCGCCCCCAATTTCCTTTTCCAAGTCCTCATCTCCGCCGACGCTTGGCGCGCGGCATCCGTCTTTCTCGGACAAGGTTTTTAAAGGGCGAGGTGATTAGGGGAAGTTAACGGTTTCTATTAAAATGTCATATAGGGACGTGCGGCTGCCCGCCCACCCCCCACTTCCACTATTCCTATCTTCTTCTATTATCTTCTTTAATAGTTTCTATTAATGTATTAATTTAATAGATTTTGCAACTTCCTTCTGTCGTTCTGTCTGTGTCTTTTGAACTTGTCGCGCAGCATCCCTATATGACAATTTAATAGAATGTGTTAAAATCTTTGCGTTCGTAGTATGCTCAGTCCAGCTTTCATGGGCATGGAAGCGGCCGAGCGGTGCCGGGCAGGGATGGACTCCTGCATGAATGCGCCGCGCCTATTGAATGATGAGCGGAGCCCCCGGCCGGCAGAGCTGTATTGCACCGCAGCGGAAGCACCTACACGGAATCTGGCTGCGCCTTGGCGCGGAGCCTCTTTGCGGTCTCGACGATTTCCTCACCATAGCGCTCACATTCCTCCCTTAATTCTCTTTTCAGCCTGCGGTCGTTGCTTTCCATCAGCCTGTCCCAGAACGCCTTATTCGGCTTGTTGGCGCGGTTCTTGCGCCTGTTCATGTATTCTCCGAGCTGGATGTAGCGTTCTATGACCTCCCCCCGCCTAAGCTGCCTCATTTGAGGACCGCCCGCCGCTTGTAGGTGGCGACCACAGTATAGACGGAATCGCGCAGGAACGGGCGCGCGGTGGTGCCCTCCTGTTGGATTTTGACCTTCACCGCCCAGGCTATTTTCATGGCGTCCTTTCTGGCTATTCCGAGCTTGCGGCTCACCCACCTGGCGAGTATTTCGGCTGGTGGACCTGGGGTTCCTGGCGGAAGCCCGTATTCTATGTATGATGCGTAGGGCGCGCTGAACGCCACCATGGCGCCGTCCTTGCGCCGCTCCACGCTTCCGCTTCCGAGGAGCTCGCCGGTGTCGGTGATTATGCTCGAGTATGAGCCGTCCGTCCCGTGCCCGATCCACTCCCGCTCGGCTATGTTCGACTGCGCCTCGGAGTAGATTCTGTCGGCTATTTCCCAGCATGCCTCAATCAGCGCCTTTTCGAGCTGGGCTTTGCCCTTTGCCGTAATTTGCAGCCGAAGCACGGTCTACCCTCCGAGTATGTGCATCGTGAGAAACCCTGCCACCCCGGCTGCAAACCCAAGCGCGGAGGTGGCTATCCAAAAATTCAGGGATGCCTTTCCCGCGAGCCTTGCCACGTACTCGTTGGTCTGCTCGTGGTTTGCCGCCACCGTCTCCTCAAGCTTCGCAAGCTTCTCGTAGATGTCGCGGTTGGTTATTCGCATGAATGTTTTGTTGCCGTTTGGCATGATTGCCCTCCTTTAGCGTTTTTTCTTGCCTGCTCCGACTATTGGCCACGGCTCGAGCGGGTTCAGCAGCTTGAACTTCTCGTTCAGGTACGCCAGCGCCATGGTTGCGAATGCGTAGTATTCCGGCGGAACCTGCGCTATGTCCGCGGTCGCGTAGGCGAGCACGATGCCCCCCGCGCACAGGAATGCGTACTTGCACAGCAGTCTTTGGTCGGTGTGCCCGTCGAAGTATTCTTTGATTCCCATTTTCATCAACCTCCTCACCACAGCCCGAGGCGTATTTTCGTCACGTCGATGAGCTGTTTGAGTATGAACAGAAACCGCGTGCCTGCGGAGCCTGTCGAGTTCGGGCAGAGGACGCGCCAGTATTGCGTGCCCTGCCAGTTCTTCAGGTAGTAGGTGGTGGCGTTCGCCTGCTCGCTCCGCCTGCGCACGCACCTGGAAATGTCGTCGCCGTCCGCGCCTATTACCTTGAGCATGTCGTCCGCGCTTAAATATTCGGCGTCCTTGTCGCTTCCCGGCACGAACAGCGTCGGCGCCACGAAGTAAAAGCCCCCGGTCACAAGCGTCATCTCGAACTCGTTCGAATTCATGGTCTCCCTCCGTTTATGCGTATGAACTTGAAGAACGGCTGCCTCTGCAGCCTCCTCGCCTTTGTGCGCTGGGCATCCGTCCCGAACCAGTTGAACGTCTTGGTGTCGGTCGAGGAGAACCAGGGCTGCGCTATGTTGAGACTTTCCGAGCCGTCCCCGGTCAGCGGCAGGCTCTTGGCGTCCTTCCCGGCGGAGTAGTTCGTCGTGCTGTTCCGGTGGTGCCACTTCAGGTCTGATGCGAGGTAGAACGTGGTCGCGTGCCCCTCGTTGCTGAACGTCATGCCTGCGGTGACGCGCAGCAGCTCGTAGGGTATGCCAGCAATCCTCGCCCCGACGTGGTTGAGGATGGCTTTGTCCTCGCAGTCGCCCGTCTTCATGATGCGCGTTTCGGATGCAAATTGCCAAAACTCGTTCTCTCCCCAGCTCCGGTCGTCGAATTGGTACGGGATGGAGTCGCCGAGGGCGTGCGTCACCCTCATGAAGGCGATGTCGCATGCCTCGTGGAAGCCGATGTCCGGCTTTTCCGCAAGCACGTCCTGCACCCTTCCCTTGGCGGCCTTCACCATGCTGACTATTTCCCAGTCGTTCTGCCCTTCGAGTAGCCACACCTTTGCGTCCAGCCTGTAGCGGTTCCGGTTGGTGCCCCAGTAGCGGCCGCCATAGGTGACGTATGCCTCCGGGTACTTGTTCATGTAGGCGGTTGCCAGGGCCTGGGTGCCTGCTGGCAGGTAGCCGAAGGTCAGCGACTGCTTCGGGTCAATCGGCTGCTGTGAGTTGAGCTGCGCCCTGAGCCGGCTTATTTCAGAGGTCAGGTCGCTGACCTCCTTGCTCAGGGAGGCTATTCTTGCGAGGTTCTCCTGCTTGCTTTGGGCGGCCCCCGCGACCAGCTCGTTCATCTCGCGCTGCAGGTTCTGCTTGTCTGCCTCGAGAACGGCTATTTGCTGCCCGAGTATGGCGTTGGTCTGCTCGTTCGCGTCGCGCGTCCTGATGAGCCTTCCGCAGAAGACCCGTTCGAGAAGGGAGTCGGATTGCATAAGGTATTACCTTCAAACTTGTTTTTAATCTATCGCATCAGACGTGTATGACCACTATACCATTTCATCAATCTGCTCGTAGACCACCTGCACGTAGCTGTTCTTCGTGATTGCCACGTGCGTGTCCCGGCTGTACATGAGCGGAGTTCCGTCGGTGTTGAATATGCCGAATTCGGTCAGGCTGTTCCCGTTTGCCTCGGTGCTTGCGAGCACGCAGCGGATTGTCATCTGCTTGCTTGCCTCGGTCAGCACCGGGTAGCCGCTTGCGAACGCCTTGGTGTAGACGCCCGTGGTTATTTCCACTGCGGTTTCGAGGTCGGTGTCCGACTCGGTCGGGTCGGTCGTCCCAGTGCCCACCTTGAACAGGCTCGGCACGGTCTTGCTCGTGCCTATGAGCCTGTAAAGCATCAGGTTCTTCCCGTTCTTCGTGATTGCCCCAGCCACCATGTTTATCGCCTCAATATGTTGTCGTCGTCTCAGTGTACGTCGTCACGCGCTGCCCGAGCCCGTTCAGCCCTATGATGTCCCCGCTCCCGATTGTGAGGTAGTCCAGCACCATCTGCGCGTCGGCGCGCGTGCTCACGATCTCTATTCTCAGGTAGTCGACCGCCGTCCAGTCGGGTGTGCCGGTTTCCGTGGCGTTCTTGAGCCTGAAGCACCAGTAGTTCCACCCATCCTGCACGTCGGTTCCGTCGGTGTATGTCTTCACTCCTGCTATTTGGGAGTAGTCTGAGGCCCCCGAGCCTATGCGCAGAGTGATGCTCGTCAGCTCGTCGTTCGCGCAATAGACCCAGAGCCCGACCGTTCCGCTGGTCGGGCTTCCCGAGTTGACGAGGGTGTATGCGCTCAGGTTGCCGAAGCTCTGTGTGGTCAGGATTGAGAAGGTGGCTGCGCTGGCGACCACCTTCAGGCTTTTGCTGCCTGTCAGCACAAGGCTGTCGTTGATGACGTAGCTTCCGGATGGCATGTCTAACTACCCCTCATCTTTTTCCATGAAAATCCATTCACAAATGCCGTCGACCCACAGTTCACGTTGGTCAAGACAATGGCGATTGCGGTTATGTTTGGAAATGAAATTGCTTCAGTTATTGTTGAGAACGAATTAGCCGCGAGTGTCGTTGCGATGTTCATGGTTGATTGCTTCGCGTCCTTTATGTTCATTATGACCAGGCGGTATGTTAACTCCGTGATTCCGTTGCCTGACCACAAGGAGAAGTTGTGATCTCCGCCGTTGTCGGTTATTCTGACCGTGCAACCGTAGCTTCCGTTTGACGCTTGGCTTCCGGCAGCTCCCTCAAGCGTCAGTTCCAGACCGTCTCCGGTGTTGAAACTTCCGACTTGGAGGGTTTTTGACAGAGTTCCGCTTGTCTGTCGTTCGCTGTAGACCCAGTCTATTTCTTCCACCCGAAGCTGGGTGTTGCTGAAGAAATGCGTGATTAGCCCCGCGCTGTCTATCCAGCAGAGGGCCACCACCGTGGATGGCGCCATAGAGCTTTTGGAGGTCACTGCCACGCTGGAAAGGGTTGCGGTTCCGCCGGACAGGGTGGCAATCACGAACGTTCCTCTCCAATCGGCTCCACTGTTGCTTGCTGACAGTGTGTAATCAGTGGCACCGATAGAAATTGTCCCCGCTGTCCAGTAGAGGTATCCTGTGAGGTCGCTGCACGTCAATTTTGTTGTTTTGACCTGAACTTGAGCTATCTTGTCGTAGTTGAACGTGTTGCTCTCGCTTGCGTAGAATACGTCGCCATTTACCTTTGGGAATGTTCCTTCTGCTGTCATTTTTAACCGCCTCCAAACGTAATGTTCAGGTTCGCGCTTTTCGTCGCTGGGAAATAAAAGTCTGCCCAGCACCAGACGCTTGAGTTGTTTGCCGCCGAGAGGTTGAAGAGCACCGGGGCGCTTGCGTTGCATGGCGTCGCGGCGCTTGCGTTGTAGCTCGTCGCGCACTTCACCGAAAAGCCGGTTATTGCCGGGCTTTGGTTGCAGGTGATGTTGGTTGTTGTGTTGCAGTTCATGGTGCAGTTCACGAAAAACAGGGCGGTTGCCACGCTTTGGTTTGAAGCGCTCACGTTCTTGCTTATGAATGTTGAGGCGTTGAACAGTATGGAATTTATTCCATTCCCGAGCGTAGTACTGATGACTGGTATTGTGGTCAAGTTGGCTGCCGTCACCGCCCCAGTTGAGCTTGATTGTAAATATTCTGCCTTGAGCCAGTCGTCTGAGCGCGAAAAGTTGGTAAGCCTGAACTCATCCAAAGCCGCGCCTGCTCCGTCTGTCGCCCAGTATTGCCCTGCGGCGTCTGCGTGTCCGATATTGAACGCATGCCCAGATGGGGATGTCGCAAGAGTTCCAGACGTATTTGTGCTTGCAGTTCCGTTGCTGACTGTGTAATGAGTTCCGTTGTATCTCATGGCATAGAATTTAGGAGTGTTCCTCGCGGTTGTGTCAGACAGGGTAGCTGATATTGTGCTGCCCCAGTTCTCCACGTTAATTATGGTGCTGTTTGACCAAGCTATCCTTGCGAGATTTATGCCCCCGCCCCCTATTATGTAGAGTGACCTCATTGTAGCACCGAGATTGGCGTTATATCCCCAAATTGTCGTCGTGGAATTGTTCGCTCTATTTGGAAGCCCACCGTAGTTGGTGCTTGTCAGATAAGACGATGTAGTGTCAAAGCTGAAGCATAGCCCGACTTTGCACTTTGATTGGTTGTCGGTTATTGACACTGTTCCAGACGCGGAGAAGTTGTTGCGCAGCATCAAATCCGTGAAGGTGTCGCCATGCATGACTGTGGTGTATTCTGACCATACATCAGTGGCGTTCTCGCCGCTTGTGGCATTGACGTTCCCAAGGTATGCGTATATCGTGGTGCTTACATTTCCAGTGTAGTTGCCCTTCACCCAGAATGTAGCGTTGTTGGTGGCGTTGCCGCAGAAGGAAGCATTGTTCGTGTCAAGGTTGTAGTTCAATAATGTTGCTCCATCAGCATCAACGAACCTGACGTTTGTGCAGGTAGTGGTATTCCAAAGGGTAGTGTTGCTCGTGTTCAGGCTCACTCTTGCTGGGAAGTTGGTTAGGTTGCTCTCAACTGTCGTGTTTATGTAAATGGGCATTGTGTAGTTCCAAGTTAAGTTCCACCAAGGGTCTAGCTTCAGGACAATATTTCCAGTCCCCTCTATCACGTCGCTTGGGCTGCCTGTATGGACTACAACATCAAATTTGCCACTGCTGCCTGCTGGAATATCATAGACAAACCCGGTCTGGTAATTGGTTGGGTTTTCAAATTCAACGTCGTTTATCGTGTAGAGCTTCTTGCCGTTGTATTCCATTGCGCTGAACTTGTGCTTTATGCTCACGAATTTCTCAACTGTCACGTTTTGCTCCACATAGACTGTGCCGTTGAGTTGGTAATTGAAGGTGTAGTTGTCGCCGTCTTTTACCCATTTATTGAAGCATCCAGTAAGGTTCGTGCCGTTGGCGTAATAGAGCCTTCTCCTGTAAAAGTTTTGCAAGTCGCCGAAGTCGCAGGGGGAGCTTGATGAGCTATTCGCCACAAGACCATAAAGGGTAATCTCATAATCAACCCTGCCCTGTGTTGGCACGCTTTGGAGTTCTGTCACGTTTCTGAGCAGCAAGACATCTCTACCTTCTGATTGCAGGTCAAATACAAAGGTGAGGTTGAACGTTCTTGGGGTTTCATTTGTGTAGGTGAAATTGCAGAATGTATGCTGGGTTATGAGTTCGGTTGCGACAACGGGTGTGCATGTAATCCTTGCTCCTTTTCCGTTGTCCCAGTAGACGTGGTCGCCTCCGAGCACCCACCCGCTTTCGGGCTGGGACATTGTGGTCTGGAAGGGCTGCTGCTGGACGCAGCCGGTCAGAATAAAGATTGCGAGGCTTATGGCCGCCAATGCGAGGAACGCAAGCATCCCCATAAGCCATTCCTTTGTTTCCTTTTCCATAGCTACACATCCGTCTGCTCGGATAGGGTGCAGTTTGTGCCCGCCCACCCAGTCGTCCCGTCCTCCCAGTCCTCAAGAACCTGCCCGCGCCCGAGCACCCCGTTGAGCTCGTGCCCGAGGATGAAACTGTCGTTTATGCGCTCTATTGTCCTCTTCAGGCTGTAGCGCGCGAGCTCCGGCGAATGCTTGAACTGCTTCAGGATGTTTGCGAATGCCGCATCCTTGTAGCTTTCCTCCTCCAGCTTTTTAATGCGGTATTCCATGTCGAATGCCATCCACGCCTCGAACCTAAATTCCTTGTCCCCAAGCTCGAGCCGGTCGCTGTATGTGCGGAAGTTGCGGATTATGGAGCGTATGGTGTAGTTCCCGGTCTGCGATGTCCACGGGTCGGTTATTGTCACCTGCTGCCCGACCTCGTAGCCGTAGTTTGTCGCGTTTTTCACTTCGACGTTTTTGACTATTTGGAATGGGTATGAGTAGAGCGAGAGGGCGTTGGTGAGCCTGGTCTGCAGGTCGTCCACGGTCGCCGTCTCGAGCAGTGTGATCACTTTCTCGTATGTGCCGTATGTGGTTATGCTTGCGTCGTCCGTGGCTGTGAGTGGGAGTGGGGAGCTGAAGACGTAGTCCACGACTATGGTGCTGCTCGATACCGTGAAATATACCTTTTTCGTCTCCTTGTCGTAGTAGTAGTCTGTGCCGCTGTCGCCCTGCTGCCCTCCGAGCTTCAGAACCCCCCCGACCGTCACCTTCATGCTCTCCGGCTTGTATGCGAGCGTCACGGACGTCGCCGGTCCTGCGAAGCTCTCGCTTGTCTGGGTTTGGATGCGCGCTCCCTTGATGGTGATGCTGTTCGCCAGCTCGCTCTTGTCCTCTTCCCAGTTTGGGGTGCTCACTATGTTCACCGAGTCGAGGGCGTTGGTGTTCGTAGAGTAGCGTATGGGCTCGAAGTTGACCTTTCCAGTTGGGGCGTCGTAGTAGAAGCGCCAGTTGAGCGCCTGGGCGAGCTTCTTGCAGCGCTCGTAGATGTAGGCGTCGAGGCAGCGGAATTGCGAAATGGTGCGCGTGGTGCCGCTGTCCTGCACGCTTGTCGCGTCTGCCGAGAGGTCGGTGTAATCCGTGATGAGGCTAATGAATATTTCCGACAGCTTCCCTGCCTCGGCGTCCGTGTCCAGGTAGACGTGGCTGACGGTGCTCGCCTTAGCCTTGGAGAGCTGGTCGAGGCAGGTGATTTTGTATTGGTAATTCATGAGCTCGATGGTCTCTATGAGCCCGTCGAATATCAGGTCTGAGTCGGTGAACGAGCCGTCGTAGTCGCGCCATACCTTGACCCGCTGCCCGCTGGTGAGGGTGACGACGTCGTCCAGTCCGGCGTTCGCCATGAATTCCGCCTTGCCTATCTCGTAGGATAGGCTGTCCGTCGAGTAGCCCTCGGTCACGTATTCGGTCACGTCAATCGACGCCACCGTCACCTTGAGCGTGAATCCGGTCATATCGTCCCACCGACCCCCTTGCCCTCCTTCATGTCGAGCGTGAAGTGGACGACCACCGCGCCCTGGCCACCGCTGAAGTATTCCTCGACCTCGGTGCTGCTCACCCCGAAGTGGGTGACCATGACGTCGAAGTACGCCTGCCCGGAGTATACGTTGTAGAGTGTGAACGGGTAGTAGCGGGAGGATGTCAGCTTGGTGCCCTGCCATAGGGCGTCGAGCCGCTGGCAGAACGTGTCCTTGTCGGTGTAGGAGCTGAACTTCTTGACCCCGGAGAGGGTTATTGAGCGCTCCCCGGAGAGCAGCGCCGCGAGCTGCACGTCCTTGGTGTTGCCGCCCGTGTCGGCAAGGTTGATGAGCGTCCTGCTGCCGTCCATGGCTTCGTTTTCGACCTGCCCGAGGTCGACGTCCCCGGTGTAGTCCTCCGGGTCGCCGTTCGCTATGCTCAGGCTGATGTAGAGGTATGGCCTGTTAGTCATTTTTCCCCTCCTTTGCCTTCTTCGTGGCGTAGTATGCGAGTATGCGCAGGTAGTCTATTATCTGCCTGTTCTGCGCCTGGATTGCCTCAAGCTGGCGCTCCAGCTTCTCGGTTGGGCTCCTGGGATTCTCAATATCCGGTGGCATAGTTCCCCCCTCTCTTGAGCTCGCTTGCCATCTCGCGCTTGAGCAGCTCCAGCATGCGGCGCATGTCGGAGTCGCTCTCGAAGCGCGGGTTGTTTATGGTGACGTTGACGGTTCCCCCGCCGAGGCTTCCCGGGTTTTTCGTGGCGAATATGTAGTCCGCTGGGTCGGTTTTGATGATTTGCCCGCTCGGAGTGATGATGGCATCTTGGATGGGAATCAGTCGGTCGCGCAATTCCTTGGGAAGGGAATTAAAAATCGCCACTATGCCGGATGTGGCTTTTCTCAGCATTTCGAAAAGGTTGGAGAGAGACGAGCCGATGCTCTCCCAACCAGAAACGAGCTTGCTTTTGAAGCTGTCTGGGTCGTCGCTAAAAAGAATGTTGTATGCATCGCCTGCAAAAAGTTTAAAGCCGGTTTCGAGCATTCCACCTTTGGCAAAAAAGCCTATTCCGGTTCCAAACAAGGCAACATCCACAAGGTCACTGGCTTTTTTAAAATTCGTTTCAAACTCGCCTCCTTTTCCAAAAACAGCGCCATCCCCAAAGAGAAAATCAAGCATCCCTGGTTTTGAGGTGAGTGTTGTGTTAAACCCAAACGCTTCTCCTTCCCCCCAAGCGTTTGCTTGTGTCGTTCTGAATCCAAGCGCTTCTCCCTGTCCGGGCCATTTTTCCCCTTCTTTTGGTGACTCCGACTCCCATGGCCATCTAAACGTTGTGCCTTCCCATGGCCATTTAAAGCCTTTGTCCCATGGCCACTTGAAGCCTTTGTCCCATGGCCAAGTGATTGTAAGCCCATCCCAGGGCCACTTGAAGCCACCTCCCTCTTCCCAGGGCCACTTGAAGCCACCTCCCTCTTCTGTGCTTTCCCAGGGCCACTTGAAGCCTTCGAGCAGCTTGCCGCCGAGATAGCCAATCACGCCTCCTTTGGAAAGGTCGAACATTCCATAGCCCAATCCGCCAGCGGGCTCTTCTTCGGATGGAGCCGCAGCCCATTTGTCGATTTCTTTCACGAAGGTGTCCGTGAAGTTATCCATAATGGCATTAAAGTTGTCAAGTCCCTCGAACATCACTTTCATGAAGTCGGTTGAGAGGTCGCTGATGTCCATCTTCGAGGTGTCCACCCCGAACAGGCGCATGAGGAAAAGCACGAAGCTCGTCAGGATTTTGAAAATTGAGCCGAGCAGCTTCGTCCAGAATTTGATGGCTATTATGACGAGCACGAGGACTGGCTTCAGGAGCGTCTGCAGCACCATCGCCAGGGGAAGCACGAGCAGTTGTATGATTAGGCTTATTTGCCCGAGTATGGGCTCGAGGATGTCCTTGACCGCGCCGATTACGACGCTTACGACGGCGAGCGTGGCAACCGCCTTGGTGACGAGCCCTGCGATAGCATCCATGGCTCCGCCGCCTGTCTCTGTTTTTATGTTGAATTTCACGTCTTCTATGCCTTCGAAGGCGTCCTCGAACTTGTCGGCTATCTTGTCGAGCCGGTCAAGCCCGGCAAGCGCGGTTTCCAGGGTGTCTGCTGACCTTTGGAATGACTTCTCGAGCTTCTTGCCTGCTTCCTCGAGTCCTGTGAGTTTCACGAGTACGTCCATGCCTGCCATGTCACAACCCCATGAGCTTCCCAGCCGCCCTCGCCCCAGCGAGCTTGGCGTTCTTGTTCAGGCTGTCGAGCAGCCCGAGGACGGTGCCGACCTCCATCTCATCCACATCGCGCGGCAAAAAGCCGAAAAAAAACGCCATTGGGAAGTAGACGTCTTCGGCACCCATTATTTTTTTTCCTTTTTTTCGCCCACCCCGTTCAGCTCCATGAGCGCGTTGCTCAGTTCAAGCGCGAGGTCGAGCCCCTCGAGCGTGTCGAGCGCGGTGTTGTTGTCCTTGATGTCGAACGGCGCGGCGACTATGCTCTTCGGGAGCACCGCCAGCATCATAGCCCCTATTTTTATGTCCGTCCCGCCCCCGGCCCTCACGGTCATGAACTCGTCGAGCGAATACGCCCATTCGCGGAACTTCAGCTTCCGCAGGACGAGCTCGCCCTCCTTCCCCTCGTGCACTATCTTCACGAAGGCTTTCCCCTCGCGTATCTCGTATGTCATGCCTACACCTCCAAACTAACTTACTACAGGTTAGTGTAACTTACTACAGGTTAGTGTAACTTACTACATGTTAGTGTAACTTACTACAGGTTAGTGGGGCTGCGACCTCCCTTTACAGAGATTGAGCCGCAGGAGTTCCCCATCTAACCACTTTCTTAAACGGGTTGTGTGCTGACGTTATCTATGGCGAGCAGCTTCGTGAGCTGCCTTACGCTGAACCCGACCTCGGCAGCCATCATTTCATCCGCGCTCGCGCTTGTCCCGAAGGTGTTTATGAGATTCCCAGCCAGGTTGATGTCCACCTGCCTGTTGGCGGTGGTTGCCGCCCCGTTGTTCAGCAGCAGGCGCATGGTTGCGGTTTCCGTCATGAGCGCGTCCGGGCTCACCGAGGTGCTGCTGCCGTATGCGTAGAGCAGGAGCGTCTTGATGTCGAACGGCAGGCTCAGCTTGCAGTCGTAGTCGCTTTGCTTGGTCAGGACGAACGCACCAGTCCTGCTGCCCAGCCCGCGCTTTATCTCCGGGTTCCTGCTTATTGTCAGGTCGCAGCTCTGCACCTTGGTCAGCGTGGTCGAGAGCGGAAACTCCACGCTCGCGTAGGCGAAGGTGTAAGCGGCGTCTGTCGGGTTCACGCGCGTTGTCAGCGCCGACTCAGACCATGCGGCATCCGCGAAGCTCATCTCGGCAGTGCAGACCACGGGCTCGTCAACCGCCAGCTTCGTGGAGAAGCTGTCGAGCACGCACCCCTTCAGGGTGTGGTGCGATGCCGTGCTGAAGTCGTATGAGAGGTCAATCGTCATGGACTTCATCGCCGCGAGAGCCGCTGGCGAGCCCGCGCTGTTCACGAACGTGTGGGTGTACGGCCCTGCGCCAGTGGTCGTGGCTATGTTTCCAGTTATTGCCGAGAACAGCCACGGGTCGCCCAGGATGAACTCGAAGCCAACCTTGCCGGTGAAAGCCATGCCGGTCTGGGACTGGCTCTCGTAGTTCCCTATGCCGTAGTACTTCTTGCAGTTGTTGTTGAGCTCGAACGACGTGACCTTGAGGTCGTGCCCCAGGTTCTTGTAGTTCGACTCGGTTGTCGTCTTGTATGTCGAGCCCTCGTACTTGTAGAGGGCGAAGACATTCGCTCCTGTCTTAGTCATTTCCATCTACCTCCTTTTTTGCCCCCAATTTCCCGAGTATTTCGGGCTTGAGCATGAAGAAATCCATGAGGCTGCCCGTGCCCTCGAGCCTTGCCGCGAAGGCGCCGTCCGTCTTGGCAACCTCATCCACGATTTTTTTCTTCCATCCGTAGAAGTCGGCTGCGCTGTTTATTCCAACAAGCGCGCCGAAGTCCGTGTCCTGCGTTTTTTTCGCCATCCAATCCCCCTTTAGCTGGGCGTCGTGTCCAGCACCTTCCTGAGCCTCACGTCCACAACCATCCGCCAGAGCATTATCGACCTGTCGGACAAGTCCTGCACGTGCGTGATGCTCGCAAGCCTGTAGCCACCGAGCGTCGTCTTGAGCGAGTAGACGCACCTCCTTACCTCGTCGCGCAGCTTTATGAGCCTCGCTCGGGATGCGCTCGTCCTTATGTCCACGCTCACCACTTCCTCGTAGTCGATTTCCGAGTAGCCTATGCTCGCTGGCCGCTCCGTGTGGTTTACGGAGTACAGGAGCACGAAGTCTCCGAACCGCGTGTCCACGCGCTTGTAGTTGTAGACCGGCCCTATGGTCGGGGTCGTGCTGTCGACGCTCGCTGCCGTCCATGCCCCTGATATTGCGCTCGAGAGAGCGGTCACTGGGTCTTCTATAAAATCACCCAACTCCTTTCTCTTGTATCCATGTCAATTCCTCTTCATGTAGCGGATTTCCGCCCTGTTCTTCATTATGCGGTCTGCCTCCTTGCGCATCAGCTCGACCTTGCTCCCGAGCCCGATGTTGTCCGTGCCTGTTGGGAGGATGACGCTCCGGTCGTCCGACATTATGGCATCCATTGCCGTCATGAGGGTGCATGCGCGCTCTATGTCCTTCGGGACGTATGTGTCACCGTAGCGGTATTTTATCCTAACCGCCCGCTTGTAGGTCGATGGTATGTCGTATATGTAGAGCACGCCCCTGTCGTAGTCCATCCACCAGTCGCTTGCCCTTCCCTCGGTTTTGCTCGCTATGTAGTCGGTGTACGAATCTCCGTCCCAGACCTCGAGGGCATCGCCCGAGCCTGCGGCGAGCGTCCTGATTTTTCTGTGGTTGAGGAATATTTTCGCCCCTTCGGTGGTGTCGTAGATTTCCGGGGCGTCGTAGTATTCGTAGGTTGCGGCGGTCGCCTCGTTTGTCTCCGTCCCGGAATAGCGCACGCGCCACGCGTGGTTGGTCTCGCGGTCGATGGCATCCTCGTTCTGGCTTATGAGCTGCAGGATTTGAAAGACCGTCGGCTTGGTGTTCCCGTCGAAGCCGACGAAGCTCTGGCTGTTGAAAACCTGGAGGTATTGAGCCACGTCGTCTGGCTGGCAGTAGGTGACGGTCGTGCGGGTGGCCGGAAAGGCGTCCGACTGCTCGCTCTCCACGAGGCTGCCGTTGTTGTAGTAGCTGTATTTGTACCAGTCGCTGCTGATGCCGCTCTCGTCGTAGTATGTGGTGTCGGCTATGGCCTGCTGCACTATTTCGGAATATGCCCCGGCTTCGGTCGAGCTGCGGTAGAGCTTGGTGTGCGTCCACGAGCTTTCGGTTATGGGTTTGCTCCAATATGTCCAGTTGCCCAATTCCATCACCCTATCAATATTGCCTTCCCTTCCTTGATTGGCTCCGTGCGCGCCCAGGCTTCCTTTGGAGGCTCGGTTCTCGCGCACGCCTTCCTTGCGGGTTCTGCCCTCGCGGATGCCTTCTTTTTCGGCTCGGCGCGGGCTTCCGCGTATTTCACGGCTTCCGCGTTCGCCTTTGCCTTCTGCGGCTTCCCGCGAAGCTCAATAACTACAATCGGTTCATCTTCAAACGGCATTTTCTCACTCTATGTAAAGCTTGTATCTTGGGGATGTCCTCGTGCAGTTGTTTCCAGCATAGTCCATCCACGCCCAGATAAATTCTTCTTCTGTTGAAATCTCCCCCAGCGATTGGTTTGACGTGTTGATTTTTATGCCATCCACGCATTTGTCGTGTCCGAGGGCAAGCGTCAGGTTGTAGCATGGCGCGATTGAAGCGTTTATGCGTGCTGACACTGGAAGAGGGGGGCTTCCTGCGTTGGAGTGCCTCACCCTATAGACCCCTGTTCCGCTTTCTGTTTGGTTTGTGGCTGGAAAACAAGTTGTCCCGTTCCAAGGAAGCGTTGCGAATGTGGCGTTTGTGTCAAAGGTGTGGGTGACTGTGATGTATGCGTCTGGGGCTTCGCCATACCAATCAACCCCTTCCTCGTATGCGGTTGCCGTGGTAATATTTTCCCTGAGAATATTGCCACTGCAAGACCATCTGGCATATCTTAGGACTGGGGGGGTGTTCAGAAGGCTTACTGTGAGAGTTAGCGTGGGAGGCTCCACTTCTTCATCTACAGGGCACTCTTCAAGTGAAAGGTTTGCATAGCCACCTCCGTCCCTTATTCTCCACAATGAGCCAGTCCCCATTACCCCCCCTTCGTGCGTCACGTTGTCTGGGAGAGCATAGACTATTATAAGCTGTGCGCCAACCACATTTCCGCTTTCAGCCATGCCCCAAGTCCCCCAGTTATCATCATAGACGTTTGCGCATGTTCTTGTCCTGTCCCAGTTTCCTGTGCAAGTGTATGAGCCTACCCCTTCAGCCGTGCATACGGGATTTCTTGCATTTTCGTCGTAGCAGAACGAGGTTGCCCCTGTTTCGTATATGGTGGGCTTTGGAAACAGGAAAAAGGCGGCGACGAGTGAAACGATAAACAGCGCAATTGCCGCGAGCGTAAAGCCTGCTTTGTCCTGCGCAACGCCGTCCATCATTTTCACTCACTCACTATGCCAGTGCGCGCCGCGCCCGCGCATGGCTTCGCAGTGCGCCCCATGACGCGCGGGTCGGCGTCAGGTCGTCTCCGGCTCAGTATATGTTCCCAATGCGCACCGTCACAATCTTGATGAGGATGTTGGTCGGCTTCGACATGTTGTAGACGTATGCTACCTTCGCTGGCGTCAGGCTTTCGTTGAAGTACATGATGCTGTCGTAGCCGACTGGGGCGTATTTGTTCGTTGCGGTGGAATAGCTGTAGTTGTAGCCGTCGCCGAAGTAGTTCGCCGCCCCGCTTGTCCAGTTGGCGAACTCCTGGTTCGTGTGGGCTCGGGTGTAGTTCAAGACCAGGGAGCCATTGACGAATATGCTCAGGTTCGTGGTGTTCCAAGCGACCGCGTAGTGCGTCCAGCCGGTCGTGTTGAACAGCCCGGCTGCGTTGGTGTATGTCTGGTTCCAGCTCGAGTTGTTCGTGGCGAGAACTACCATGAGCGTCGTGTTGTTGTATGCGATTATGGAGGTGTTGTTGACGTGGCTTGTGGGCGTGCCTCCGAGTGCCGCGCCCTTGTGCCACAGGTACCACGAAACGTTGGTCGGGATTGACGAGTTCGTGTAGAGCCAGAAGGCGATGGTGAAGTTCTTGTTGCTCGTGATGTTCATGGTTGAGCTGTCGTTCACGCGCATGAAGCTCGTGTTCGAGCCGTTGAGGAACGTGGCGTTGTAGATTTTCCCAGTCATCCAATTGGTGACGTAGGTGTTGTTGATGACAGCTGGCAGTTCGAGGGTGTCGGCCCCTATGGAGTTGGTGGTGCTGTTCCCGGTGCCTGCGTCAAGCTTCCACCAGTGCAGGACGTTCGCTGGCGTGAGGGAATAGCCTCCGGTCGAGTTATCGTTGCAGGTGATGTTCAGGTTGCCGTAGTTCGTGTAGTTTGCGGTGCTCCGGTTGAGGAACGTCACTCCTGCCGCCGTGGTATTGTGCGTCCATAGCGTGTTGTTTTCATTGTAGATTGAGCAGGTGAAGTCAGCCCCGGCTCGGTTCTCTATGCGCAGGTATTTGATTACCCCGTAGACGTTCGAGAACACGACCGTGGTGTTGTTGTATTGCCCGGTGAATATGTTCGCCTGGCGCATGTCGTAGCCTGCCCCGAAAAAGTCGGCGTTTGTGGTGACGTCGGCGCAGGCAATTGCGCCAAGCATTATGAGCGCGAAAAGCGCCGAGTTCCACTTCATTTTAATCCCCCCTTCAGTTGCTTCCCTCGAAATAAACGGTTATGTAGCCCGTGTCGGTCGTGGTGAGCGCAGCGAGCGTGCATGTCCCTGGCGTCGTCGTCCAGTTTATGGTGGCGCTTGCCCTGACCGTGGATGGCGTCCATGCCACAAACACCGTGCTCTTCGGGATTGTGATGTTCCCTCCGGTCGTCGGGTTGGTTGTCGCATACGAGTATACTTTGTAGGAGAGGCTGCCCAATACCCCGCGCGCCACGAGTGTGCTTGAGAATGCCATTGTTATCGCCTCAGAAGCCACCCTTGGCTATCACCATCACATACCCTGCATCGGATGCGGTCAGGCCGTTTAGGACGATGTCGCCTGCGGTCGACGTGAAGTTTATGGTCGCGCTCGCGCGGATCGTCGCAGGCGTCCACAGCACGTCGATTATTCCCTTGACGGTCGTGATGGTGTCGTTCGTGCCAGTCGCGCCGGTGTAGTTTATAACGGCGTAGCTCAGGTCGCCCATTACCCCAGTCTTCCTGACGGTGTATGCAAATGCCATTCTATCCCTCCTTCATGCCTATTTGTCCTTCCTTTTGCCGAGGATTTTCTCCTTCAGCTGCGGGTATTTCTCAGCCGCCTCCTTCACGACCGCCGCCGTGTACTGCTCGATGTTCTTTTTGTACCTCTCCGGCCATTTGTTCTCTGCCACAACGGAGAGCTCGTCGGGGTGCATCTTGAGGAGGCCTTCGGCATGGACGTCGTTCTTGACCAGCTCCATGCCGTCGCAGTTGGGGTTGGCATCGCCTGCAAAAAATGTGTATGTTGCATCCCCGACGCTGTACTGCACGGTTTCCCCGCGCTTCGTCTTCAATACCTTTGCCATCCGATCACCAACTGCTATTACCCCATCAAGCTGTAAAAGCCTTTATGCTATTACAGCCAAATCTCTGGCTTTTCCTTGAACATTGAACCTGCTGCAGTGCAGCTCCATTGAGCTGTACAGGAGGTACTCGTTGCCGAGCTTTGCGTGCGCCGGGTAGTTCACCAGGTTCGTCTGGGCGATTATTGGCGCCTGCAGCACCTTTATGCCGAGCACCGGCTCCTTGTAGACCGGGTCGTACTGCCCTGTGAGCAGGTAGAGGTTGCTTATGTCGCCGTTCGCCGTGACAGCGCCTGCGGGTGCGATGTACACTGGGCGCCCGTAGAGCGTCGCCATTTCCTTGCCGACGTTGATGCCCTGCCCCTTGCCGTCCGCAGTGGGGTTGGTCAGCCCGGTCGCTTCCGGCTGGACGTACCTCACCTGGCTGTCGTAGAGCAGCATGAGCTGCGCCCATGTGTCGCTGCCTGTGTACCAGAATTGGTCGGTCGGGACTGCGCCCGCGCGCACGGTCTGGTCAACGAGGCCCGCCACTATTTTCTTGGAGAGCGCCCTTGCCGTGCTGCTGTTGTGGTCGACGTATGCGTCGCACCAAGAAGCCGCAGCGTCCCTGTCCTGGCTGTAGATGTCCGCGTCGTTTGTGTGCACGTCTCCAGTGCAGTTGGCCACCTCAGCATAGGAGGACACGACCCTGTCTATGCTCTCGACGCTCGTGCTTGCGACGGTCGTCACGTCCTCGTTGAGCTTGGCGTTGATGAGGTACATGAAGTTCTGCTTCGCGTACTCAAGCTCGTTCGCCACGTCCATGGCAATGTCGTCGTTCTTGGTCGCAAGAAGCCTCATCCTCTCGGAGATTTCTATTGCGAGCGCCTGCTCCTTGGTGCCGACGGTGACCTCAAGGGTGTCCGATGCCACGCTGTCTGGCACCGCCCCGTTTTCCGAGACCGCGACGGTGGCTTCCGAGCCTCCGGCGCTTGTCACATAGCGGGATTTCCTCACCCTGAAGCCGGAGCGCGAATACGCGAACTTCGGGAGCGCCCCGAACAGCACGCTGCTTGTCTGCAGCTGCTGGAAGAGCGCCGCGCCGAACACCGCGTTGTAGCGGCCTCCGTCGGGCGAGCTCGTCGTGTGCGGCAGGTCAGTCTTCGCCATGTCGGCTGACGTTATGCCCTGGTATTGCTTTTCCCACAGCTCGTTGTAGAGCCGAAGGTTTTCACCACTCATTCCCATGTTTTTACCTCCTGTTTAGCTCCGCAACGCGCCGGGTTTCGTGAAGTATTCCTTCACAAAGTCCAACGTGTCGAGCTTTGCTCCCTTCATTATTTCTGCCGGGGTCGGCAGTTTCGTGTTCTTCCCCGCATGCTTTTCGGGGTTGAATGGCATCTCGTTGACCGGAGGGCGGGGCGTTGAAGCGGGTTCGGCGGACTTCTGCATGTCCGCGACGGCCGCCTTGCCCATGTCCTCCTTCTTTTCCTCCTCCGTCTTTTCCTTTGGCTTTTCCTCTGCTTTTGCCGATTCGGGCGTCTTTGGCTCCTCTGGTTTGGCAGGAGCTTCGGGCTTCACCGCCTCGGCTGGCTTTTCCTCCTTGACGGGCGCGGTTTCCTTCACAGGGGCTGCCGCCGCGCTTGCCTCGGTCGCCTTCTGCATGAACTCGAGCACCTTCTGCATGTTGCTCTCTATTGACGCAAGCCTCGATTCGAAGTCTGGGGCATCCGGCTTTGGTGCCTCGCGCGCCTCCGGCGCCTTCTCGCGCGGGACTTCCGCTGGGGGCGTGTCCGACTTCTGCTCGGGCGCATGTTCCTCCTTCCCTTCCTTGGCTTCCTGGGCCTGCGCCGCCGGGGGCTCCTTCTTTTCGTCTGTGACCGTGACGGTTGCCTTTTCCATTTCGCTCTTGCCCATTTTCTCCCCCTCCACTGAGCGCATGATTGTGGCGCAATATGCCTTCGGGTCTTCCTTGTCCTTGTTTGCCGCGACGCACCCGGCAAAGTCTTTGTAGCCTGCAAACGGCTTTTCCATATCCGCCTTCCCCAGCTTCCCACGGTCTTCCACTATTTTGTCGATTGTTTCCTTGGGGAGTTCAGGGTGTTCCTTGGATTCTTTTTCCTTTTCTCCTCTTGGCGTGAGGTCGCTTTTGTTAAGATTGGCATCAATCCATTTCTTTGCGCCTTCGATGCCATTGGAATCTTCCCAAATAGCCATATTGGGATTCTTTGCACTATAAATTACATATTGAAACCTTGTTCTGAGCCATATCTCATGTCCCTTGTAATTGTGATACTCTTCAGACTTGTTCATCTTTTCCTTGGGGAGTTCAGGGTGTTCCTTGGATTCTTTTTCCTTTTCTCCTCTTGGCGTGAGGTCGCTTTTGTTAAGATTGGCATCAATCCATTTCTTTGCGCCTTCGATGCCATTGGAATCTTCCCA